GGTACTGGACTTGAAATAGTCAAAGCAGGATTGGACTTGGCCCAAACGGCCCAACATCTAATTCTAACAGCATCGTCTGTAGCATTAGAAGAAAAAGTTATCCTTGCTAAACCACCTCTAAGCACAATAGTTTCTCCAAAAGTAGGCACTGTAGTTCCTTCATCAATAGGTGTAGCACCACCAGCAGTAGTCCAAAAGTCACCAACACCATTAAACAAAGCACGATTAGTACCCCAAGTAGCTTGTACAGTATCATTAGGAGTAGACACATCAGCACTAAGAGCTGCAACAGATCTATAATGTGCCTTATAAGCTGTATCCCTCCATAACCATCTTCTAAACGTAGATGTTCGTACTTTACGTGACCTAAATCCATTGAAAGCAGCCTTTCCAAACTGTGATGATCTAGAAGTTAAAGACCTTGTTGCTCCAGATCTACGGCGCCTTGTAGACTTAAATCGACCAGTACTACGTCTTCGACTAGAACGCATAAATGGGGCATTAACCCGTTTTCTTTTAAAAGCCATAGATAATTAATCGTCCGGTTTCAATTAACATTGTAATCGTTTGCTCTAGTATTTATAGATTTTCTGGGTAACCGTTTGTCGGCTTCACATTCGTTCCATTTTAATTTATTATGAGGGGGTCAGTCCTTTCTTTCCTTCCCCCCGTTAACCCCCCATCCTATCTATCCATATAATTCAGAAAATTTGACTCCACATCCAAATTTTATTAATTAAACAAACTCTGAAATTACAATCCTGCGTAATAACGCAGGTAACTGAGGATGAACCTCAGACATATCTGACACACTATTATTATCACCATACCTAGTATGAACAGCCTTAAACAACTGTTCAGGGTGAAAATTACTGGTAATTATAAAATTACATGCATAAAGTGGTAACATACCACCCTTAGACTCAACCCAACACTTATACCTATCAAACCATCTTAACAAATGATTGATATCAATACACTGTAAACCATAATCATCAATTATAACATCAGGTTCCAACAAGTAACCATTCCACCATTTGGTCTTAGGCTCCTTCACATACGCATCTGGAAGTTCATCGTGAGCTTTGCGACTTTTCCCTTTTCCTGGGTCTCCATAGTACCATCGGACACTAATTTCGGGTCGTTCCATGCACCGCTGGATAGACAAATGGTTTCGCAACAAGTTATGTCCGGAATAGTACCACGTTCCGGGGTTTGCATCAGCGAAGTCATTAAGGCCAGATCTTCCTCTGACCATCGCATCTCTAAAGGATCGGGCAATTTCATCTCTTGATGATCCTCCTTCTGTGCTTGAAGGAATTTGACCGAACTCTCTAAAGTCTCCATCTTTTGAACAATACTCCCTATTAGATCTTGGTGAACCACGAGCGATTTCGATATGGCATCGAGGGAGTAATCGATCCTTGATAGTTTGGAAACGATATGCCCGTGTAAACATGATATATCCTTGGAGGTGTCGAGTCCCTGACTCTCCAACCTCCCGACCAATGATTGCATATTGCGACTCATTGTCTGCAGTTCTGACAATACTTTCGTAGTCATCTTCAGAATAATTATTCAAAGTAAAGCAATAAGCTTTTTTAAGAGGCATATCGAACAACAACTAAAACTTTTTATTTATAGACAAAAGTTAAGGGGGAGGGGGAGGGTAATACTAAACCTCCCCCAATCCCCCAATATTATTACATTATTTAATTACAAGTGGGCAGCTACAGCCGAAACGCTAACGCATTTCAGCGCCGCTATTATATTCATAAATTAATCTACTTCGTCAGCACTAAAACTTGTATTGTACGACACTGTTACTCGCACAACTTCCGCCGTTGCAGGCGGGCCTTCTGTATTATTAGTTTGACTAATAGTATACATCCAATATAGCTGATTTCCATTAGATGTATTAAATATTTCTTTATCTATCTTCTGTGGACGATATCTCCACGTCATATCAAACGGACGTGAACCTGGAATAAGCATAATTTCACGCATATCCAATACACGACCGAATCTTGCAAAATCTTGCCAACAACTTGGGTCCCACTCCAGCGGTACTGGACTTGAAATAGTCAAAGCAGGATTGGACTTGGCCCAAACGGCCCAACATCTAATTCTAACAGCATCGTCTGTAGCATTAGAAGAAAAAGTT